AGAAGAACCATCATATACAGTTTGGACTTTGAGATGAAGTTAAGTTATCATGGTCCAATAGCAAATACTAATATCATACGTGATGCTCGAGCAAAACTATTCGACATTAAAGCAGGTCTTAATGACTCAGATATTGGTTTAGAAACAATCGTTGTAACACCTAATCCTACTAGCATTATAGGAACTGATGATAGTACATTTGGTTTTACAACCAACATATTGGATAGTGTAAGCTAATGTACGAATATAGATGTAAAGTAGTAAAAGTAATTGACGGCGATACCGTTGATGTAGATATTGATTTAGGATTTGGGGTGTGGTTACATAAAGAACGTGTAAGAATGTTCGGTATTGATACTCCAGAATCGAGAACTAGAGACTTAGAAGAAAAAAAATATGGATTGGCCGCAAAGAAATTTTTAACTGGTATGTTAGATGATGAAGGTGGTATAATACTTAAGACTCATAAAGATAAAACTGGTAAGTTTGGTAGAATACTTGGTGAGTTATGGCGCACAACTAATTACGCCGATCAGTCTATAAATAATTATATGATTGACAAACATCATGCAGTAATGTACTTAGGACAATCTAAAGACGATATTCAGGAACAACACATCAAGAATCGAGAGTTTGTTACATTAGATGAGTGATAAAAAAGATATGGAAAAGTTTTTTCCACCTGAAGAAAAAAATGTTGATAATGACTATAAGTATTCTCGTGATACATACTATGAGTTAGTTGAAAAAGGCAAGCAAAGTCTTGAACTCATGATTGAAGTTGCACGTGAAAGTGAACATCCTCGTGCTTTTGAAGTATTATCAGGTATGATAAAAAATATTTCTGATGTTAACGATAGACTAATGGACTTAAACAAAAAGAAAAAAGATTTAGATAAAAAAGAAGAAATTAAAAATATCGCCAATACTACAAATAATCTTTTTGTTGGATCCACTACTGAACTTCAAAAATTATTAAAGAATGAAACTGATTTAATTAATGTCACGCCAGAATCAAAATGAGAATTATCTCGGCAATCCAAATATAAAGAAAGACGGCATTGTATCAAACTTCACTGACCATGAAGTCATTGAATACGCTAAGTGCATGAAAGATCCTGTGTATTTTGTAGAAAAATACGCAAAGATTATTTCACTTGATAAGGGTTTAGTTCCATTTGAACTTTATCCGTATCAAAGAAAAATGTTTAAAAAATTTAAAGATAACAGATTTAATGTTGTGTTAGCGTGTAGACAATCAGGTAAATCTATTTCTGCATGTGGTTATTTACTATGGTCGGCTATCTTTTCACCGGAAAAAACTGTGGCAGTACTTGCAAATAAAGGTGCTACTGCACGTGAAATGTTGGCAAGAATTACAATTATGTTGGAGAATATACCTTTCTTTCTACAACCCGGCGTCAAAGCTTTAAATAAATCTAATATTGATTTTAGTAATAATAGTAGAATTATTGCTGCAGCTACTACAGGACAATCAATAAGAGGTTTATCAGTTAACTTATTATATCTCGATGAATTTGCGTTTGTTGAGAGAGCCGCAGAGTTTTATACCTCAACATATCCTGTTATATCTTCAGGTACAGATACTAAAATTATAGTAACCTCCACAGCAAACGGCATTGGTAATACATTCCATAAAATATGGGAAGGATCAATTCAAGGCGTAAATGAATATAGTAACTTTAGAGTTGATTGGCATGATGTTCCTGGCCGTGATGAAAAGTGGAAAGAAGAAACAATAAATAATACTTCACAAATACAATTTGATCAAGAGTTTGGAAATACATTTTTTGGAACTGGTAATACTTTAGTTAATGCTCAAACACTTTTGGATCTTAGAGCAAGAAATCCAATTAAAATTTTAGAGAATGGCGATTGTTTAATCTACAAAGAACCGATTAAAAAACACGACTACATACTAGTCGCAGATGTATCAAAGGGAAGAGGACAGGACTATTCTACTTTTAGTCTGATCGATATTAACGTTCGCCCCTTTGAACAGGTAGTTGTGTATCGCAATAATACTATTTCTCCACTACTCTTCCCAAATATTATTTATAAATATGCGAACGTCTACAACAAAGCGTACTGCATAGTTGAGTCTAATGACCAAGGTTCTGTGGTGTGTAATGGTTTATACTATGATTTAGAATATGAAAATGTGCATGTTGAATCTGCTATTAAAGCTAATGCTGTTGGCATTGATATTAATAGAAAATCCAAAAGGCTCGGTTGTAGTGCTTTAAAAGATTTACTTGAAAATAATAAACTAAAAATTGTAGATGAACAAACAATATTAGAAATATCTACATTTGAAGCTAAAGGTCAAACATTTCAAGCATCTACTGGAAACCATGATGATTTAGTTATGAACCTCGTTATGTTTGGTTACTTCGTATCTTCGGCATACTTTTCAAATTTAACTGACATAAATATAAAAGATATGATATTTAAACAACAATTAAAAGAAATACAAGATGATATAGTTCCATTTGGTTTTATAGATGATGGCGCAGAACAGATTCAAAAGATAGAAAGAGATGATAATAGTCATCCATGGGCCATAGGTTATGATAAAAATCTGTAAAATTATAAATAAGGATAACAGTGAATATCCGTATTATGTTAACCGTATTATAAAGGAAAATTAAATGGCACTCTCAAATCCATCCGAATCACCTGCGGTTGTCGTACGAGAAATAGATCTGACTGGAGGCGTGCCTAATGTCCAGTCATCTACAGGCGCAATCGTTTTAAAATCAAGATGGGGTACCGTAGAAGAACGTGTTTTAGTTGCTAATGAAGAAGATTTAGTTGATAAATTTGGATCACCAGATTCAGCTACAACAATATCTTTTCATGATGCTAACATGTTTTTAAAGTACTCTAATAAATTACAAGTAGTTAGAGTTATAGATGGTACTGCAAAAAATGCGGTATCTACTACAGGTCAAACTGCTTCAGCCACACCACCAACTGAAGTTATAAAGAATGAAACTAGTTTTAATAGTCAGCTTTCTGCATTAGACTCAGACTCTCATACTTTTATAGCTAAGTATCCTGGAGCTTTAGGTAATAGTTTACAAGTTTCTTTATGTCCTCATTCAGCAAATGATTCAGCATTTACTCAGTGGGCATATAAAAATGAATTTGATGCTGCACCAGGAACATCAGACTTTGCGACAAAGAAAACTGCTACTAATGATGAAGTCCATGTTGCAGTGATAGACAATGGTGGTTTATTTACAGGCACTAAAGGAACATTACTAGAAAGATACGCATTTCTTTCATTAGGAAAAAATGCAAAAGATAATGGCGGAACTAGCATTTTCGTTAAAGATGTTATAAACGACACATCTAAATATGTATGGTTAATAGACTTTGATTCTGATTTACAAAGTACATTAGGAAGTAAAGCTAAAGCAGGTACTAATATAGACAGTGGAGATAACTTCACAAAAACTACTGGTACTAAAAACACTGACATTGATTACAACTTTACACAAGGTGTAGATGCTGGAACATTATCAGTAGCAAATTTTCAAACTGGATACGACCTATTTGAAGATAAAGATCAAGTTGAAATTGATTTTTTAATTTCACCATCTTTACCTTCTAGATCAGACCAAACAACTATAGTTAATGACCTTGTGTCTACAGCAGCTTCTCTTAGAAAAGATTGCGTGGTAGTTGCATCACCAGCAAGAAACGATGTTGTTAACCAGACAAATGCATCTTCTATAGTTACAAACATAGTAGCAACTGCTGATACATTTACAAAATCATCTTACTTAGTTATGGACGGTAATATGCTTAAAGTTTATGATAAATTTAATGATCAGTTCATTGAAATTGCGGCAGCGTCTTCAACTGCTGGAATTATGGCTGCCACTGATATTAACAGAGCGCCATGGTTTTCACCAGCAGGATCGCGAAGAGGAGCATACTTTGGCATCACTAGTATTCTTTTTTCACCGACAAAAGCACAAAGAGACACTTTGTACAAAGCAGGTGTTAATCCAATAGCTAATATACCAGGAGCTGGAGTTATTCTTTTTGGAGACAAAACGAAATTAGCAAGACCTTCTGCATTTGATAGAATTAATGTACGAAGATTATTCTTAGTACTTGAAAGAGCAATATCAAGAGCAGCAGAACAAGTT